GGCAGGTACATCCCGATTCGGCGTGCTGGGGAAATTAGCTTTGGTCCCACCCCTCCGTACAATCCGGGCTCCGTGGAGATGGAGCGGACCATGATTGCGGCTGCTGACAAGATTGTTGGTCTGGCTGTGGACGACCCTCTCAGCCAAGTCCGCCAGCAGTACTTCGTAAACAAGTTCCTCTCCCATGCTCAGGATGTCATCAAGATGGCATTCAAGTGCTACCAGAGGTTCGGCCCTGATCAGGTGTTCTTCCGCGTCACTGGCGTGGCTGATCCCATGCGCTTTGACAAGGGCAACCCTGACGAGGACTTCGACATCAAGATTAGCTTTGATGTGCTGAACAACGATCCTGACACGCAGGAAGCCCGCCTTGGTCAATTTGTCAGCCTTCTCCAGTTGGACAAGAATGGCCGCATCAATGCGGACAGCCTGCTTGAGTCAATGGCTGCGGCGATTGACCCCATCATGGCCGACGCCATCCTCCAGCCTGCCGAGCAAGCTTCCCAGCAAGTGGTCAAGATGGTCACGGAAGACCTCTCCAAGATTTACGCTGGCATTGAGGTTGGGGCTCGTCCCAACGGTGCCCAGATTGCCCTACAGGTTGTCCAGCAGTATGCCCAACAGCCTGATGTCGTGCAGCGTCTCCAGCAGGACGAATCGTTCAGGGCTCGTCTGGAGAAGTATGTTGGTCAGTATCAGTTTGCTCTCCAGCAGATGCAGAACGCTCAGATTGGTAAGATTGGTACTGCTCCCGCTCAGATGGGTCAGATGAACACCCAGAATCTACAGCAGTAGACTCGCGGAGTAGTACTAATTTTAAAAGAAACCCCCCAAAAGAAAGGGGGAGTGTGAGGGGGATTTTTGAAGCTTGTCGAGCCTAAAAGCTTGACAGGCCTGATCTATTAGAAAGCCTAATGACCATTATGAATCTATTTAATCGCAAGCATCCCCTTGAGCAGCAGATTGGGTTTCTGGCCGAGAGGGAGCAGTTCTTGGACTTTCTGGACTGGGTGGCTGCGGGACGTGAAGCCGCCATTGGTCAACTCCAGCGTGCCCCAGAAGGCCGTTTGCGTGAGATTAGCGGCAAGATTCAGGTGTATGACGAGATACTCTCCATGTGCGGCTACCAAGGGCTTCTAATGAAGCGGGCGGCGCGTATGGCGCAGGGCCTGCCTTCTTAGCCTGACAGGGTGTATACTGCGGGCTTCGCAATGCTCGTGGCGTAAAGACGGCACCCATAATGTCAAACGAAGTCCAAACGGCTAGCGCAGGAGCCGACCAAAATCCTGTGGTTAAAAACATATCAAATAGCGAACTCATCGCTAGGCGATATAAGGCCATGTCTGAGGCTATGAAGGCGAAAAATCCGCCCCAAGAGCCAAAGGAACAGCCTGTTGCTCAAAACGAGCCAGAGGAGCCGAAGGAGGAGGCGAAGCAAGAAGAGCCCTCGCCAAGTCCCGAAGCCGCTCAGCCCGTGGAAGAGCAGAAGGTTCTTTCAAAGGACGTTGATCTGGAAACTATGAGCGAGGCAGAGCTTAAAGAGCTTGCCCAGAAGCTCGGCAGCAAGGCTGTAGCCCGATTCGGGGAGCTTACGGCCAAGCGCAAAGCTGCCGAAGAGCAACTGGCCGCACTTCAAGCTGAGCTAAGCAAGCGTGGTTCAAACCAGTTGGAGGCCAAGGTGAAGGACAACCCTTACGCCAATGTTGACAAGCCTGAGGAGCTTCAAGCTAAGTTTCAGGAAGTCACTGAGGTCATCGACTGGGCCGACGATTTGCTCGAAAAGGGCGAAGACCTAGGTGCTGATGATGTTCTGACAAACGTCAACGGCAAGGACTACACGAAGCGTGAAATCAAGGAGGCCCTGAGAAAGGCCCGTAAGGCCAAGGATGTCTACTTGCCCGATCAGGACAAGCAGATCAAATTGGCGAACGAGCGGGTTCAGTTTAAGCAAGCCCTCATTGACAGGGCTAAAACTGAGCTTCCTTGGCTCCAAGGAGAGGACAATGATGTCCGCAAGCAGTATGAGGCGATGCTTAGCGATGAGCGTCTCAAGAACATCGAAAAGATGCTTCCTGATGTTGCTCCGCAGCTTCCCTACCTGCTGGCCCATGCAGCGAATAGCCTGTATGCCCGTCGTCCCGTAGATAGCAAACCTACGTCACGACTCTCCCCGCCGTCTCCCGTGGTTAGCCAGTCATCTGACTCCAATAAGCCCGAGACCCGTCAGTCGAAGGCCCTGAATGACCTTTCGTCCCGCTTCTCAAAGAGCGGGTCTTACAAGGACTTCAAAGCAATCCGCGCTCTTCAACATTCTAAAATCTAACTACAATGGCTTTTTCCAATACCTACAATGTCACGAACCCCGGTTCTGGCGTTTCCAACCGTGAAGACCTCACGGACGTTCTGACCATTCTGGCTCCCGAGGAGACCCCGGTCCTCTCGCTCGCCAACAAGAGCAAGGCCACCGCCACCTTCAATGAGTGGACTGTGGACGTGCTGGCTACCCCGTCCTCGACGGGTATTCAGGAAGGTGCGGACATCTCCAGCTACACTGACAAGTTCGCTGGCCGCGCTCGTCTGGGCAACTACATCCAACTGTTCCGCCGTGACTTCATGGTGAGCCAGCTCCAGCAGGCTGTTGAGTCGGTTGGACCGGCTCGTATTGCCGAGGCTGAGGCGAAGGCGATCCGCGAAACCAAGCGTGACATGGAAAAGACGCTGTGCGGCGATCAGGATCGTTCCGTTGAGGACGGTGCTTCGACCCGCTACGTCACCCGTGGCCTTGGCAACTGGCTCCAGAGCGCGGCTCCTGCCGACGTTCCGTCGAACTTCCGTACCCCGGCTGCTTCGATCCATGCGTCTGGCACCCTGACGGAGAATGCCTTCAACGGCCTCATCGCCTCCATCTTCACCCAGACGGGTACGGTGGATGCCCTGTCGCTCGTCGCTGGCACGACCCTGCGCCGCACCGTGTCGGGCTTCGCTCGTTCGGACAACAACACCAACGAGAACGTCTATCACGTCAACCAGATGGCGACGGACAAGGAGATCACCCTCTCGGTGAACACCTATGATTCCGACTTCGGCATCATCACGGTCATCAACGGCAATCCCGCCTGCTTGCCTGACTCGTCCCGTGGCTACATCCTCAACCCGAATTATGTCGGCGTTGCGGAACTGATGAGCCTCGGTTCGACCCGCGTGCCCGATCAGGGTGGCGGTCAGCGTGGGTTCGTGGACGGCGCGATTGCGCTTCAGGTCTTCAGCCCCCTTGCCCACGGCAAGATCACGGTGGTTTCCTGATTAGCCTAATCCCCTAACAAGAGCCCGTGTGGTACAATGCCGCACGGGCTTTTTTATGCAAATCATCACGGCACTCCCTAGGTATTCGGACGGTGAGATCGACCGAGCTTTGATTCGGGAAATCACGACCGGCATCAAGCTGAAACAGGCTTGGGAGGGAGAGCGTGAGAAGATTTGCGCCCAGCACGCCGAGAAGATTAAGGACAACCAGAAGTTTGGGTTCAAGAACCTCCGTTGTCTGGCTGTTACCCCCGGCTTTGAGTGGTTCAATATGCGCCGCAAGTATGGGCATGAGGCCATGCACGACAAGGGCTTCATCAAGGACTACCAGAAGCGTTTCCCGCATCTCGCTCCCAATAAAATCTGATGCAAGAAATCACTTACAGTGACGTGTTCAATCAGGTGAAGGCTTTGGCCGGTGTCACCGATTTCACGACTCAGGAGCAGGTTCTAATCACGACCTTGGTCAATCGTCGTGCTAAGCTGGCCTACGAGGCTTCGGACTTCTGGCCTAGGTGGTTGGTGGTTGGTGAGTCCCGTAATTACAAGACGACGACGGTGAATGCCACAGCCATTGTGGCTGGCTACACCTACACCATTTTGACGGTTGGTTCAACCAACTGGGTGAGCATTGGCGCGGCCTCCAACACCATTGGGGTGGTTTTCGTGGCTACTGGGACTGGTACGGGTAGTGGCACGGCTACGCTCAACAGCAACATCATTCCCTACACTCAGGCCGGTCTGGACACCATCGATACCTATCTCCGTATCCACAAGAGCTACCAGCCCTTCTACCAGTATTCCTCGGTGGAAGTGGAGTATTACGTTGATAGTCAGGGGGCTCATGTGGTTGGGGATACGGCTCCCACAACCTCAACCTTCGTCACCTACAAGAAGGAGTGGAATGGACCCTATACGACGGCTTCGACGAACATCCCTGAAGAGTGGAAGGAGTACTTGGGGCATGGAACCTATGCCGACTTCCTCCGACTTGACGCCCAGAACGAGAAGGCGCTTGTTGAAGAAAAGGTTGCGGAAGGCATCCTCCAAGACCAGCTAATGAAGGTGGATGTTACGAGGTCCGTAGGCATCCTTGCCCATCGAATTTCAACCCATATGAGCCGAGCCTATCGGCGCAACTAACTGTTAGAATACCAACATGGCTAACGCGAAGATTGTAAACACCCCGTCTCAGGCTATTGCCCAGACTGGAACGACTCACACCCAGCGCACGATTAGCAGCACGGCTGCGAACATCATCAACTGGACGCTGAACGCCAACACCACCCATGTGTTTGTGCAGTTTACGGGTGCCAATGCCCGCGTTACGCTGGATGGTGCTACGAGCCCCACGACCTCCCTTGGTTTCCAGTATCCTGATGGCAGTACGGCCTATTGGACCCGCCAGCTTGCCCTGAATGCCAAAGCCATCCGTGATGATTCTACGGATGTGGTGTGCGAGATTCAGGAGTTCAACTTCCTTTAATGCAGTTCGACACTCCAATTCTCAGCAAGCCGTATGTAAGGCAACTGGGTGTTGTCCCGGTCCTTGCTGACCGCGAGTTTTGGAGTCCTGTGATTATGTCTAGGCAGACGCAGCTTCCGCCTGACATCATTTACACACTGGTTACAGCCACTGGGGATCGCTTCGTAGATAATTTGTCCAATCCTTTAATCGCCGTCACCTAACATGGCCGACATTCGCATCAATTCCCTCCCGTCCACCGCTTCCAGTTCGTCGTCGGACGATTTTATCGCCATTGACGGCGCTACGAACGGCACGCGGAAGCTCAATGCCTACAGCCCTACGTTTGGTGGCAATCTGACGGCTAGTGGAAGTCTTACGGCGTCTGACCTTATCATCGGCAGCTCCGGTCCCAGCGCCAAGTCGTCCATTGCGGCGCGTGCGGCGCGTCAGGGGTTGGTGTTTGATGGGACGGCCAATGCAACCGTTTCAAGTGTTCCCGCTTTTGGCACCAGCGATTTTACTTTGGTCGCGTGGATTAAGGTTCCTTCTTCCGTTACGGGATCAAATCGCTATCTGACCGGAGGAACGGGTTCAAATGCTCCCGGTTGGTTTATCAACACGTCTGGGGTACTTCGTGTAGTTAAAACTGACGTTGGCGATACCACCGGAACTTCCACTACTGCGCTTACTCCTAACGCTTACGCCCTTGTTGCTTACACGAAAGCATCTGGCGTATCGACTCACTACCTCAATGGGGTTGCTGATGGAACTGGAACCGATTCGGCAAACTACACAAGCGCCATTGCTCAAATTGGTTCGCAAGCTGGAGCCTCATTTTTTGGTGGGTCTATTGTAGGTCCCCTCATCTACAACCGCGCCCTGTCCGCCGCCGAGGTGGTCGCGTTGTACGAGGCGGGTGTGCCTGCGGGGGCGGATTACAACAACGCCACGAACACCGCAATTAACAGTTCGTCGTGGATTTCTACAGGAGGCGGTGGTTACACCAGTTTTACCGGTGTTTCTGCCACGGGTTTTACGGCTGTTCGTGCTTCTGGAGCAGGATATGCAAACCTTAGACCGGCTTATGCCGTCAAAGTTGGTCAAAAATTCCGTATTACTGGAAGCATCGTTTACAACAATGGAAAAACGGTAATTCCGCGCTTCCTTGTTGGAAATGGTGGTGAGACTCCTCTTACTTCAACTGCTGCCAATGGATCATTCTCGGTTGAAGCAACCTGCACAAGCGCGGGTTCTGAAATCTATATCTGGTCAAATGGCGATGCTGATTTCACAGTTTCCAGTCTAGCGGTTACGCCCCTCGGCCTCCTCCTCGCCCCCGACGCTGGTCAGGCTGGCGGAGGGCTGACGTGGTACGACACCTCGGGCAACGCGGCCAACATCACGCTGCCTGCGTCTGGGGTGAGCTGGAATGTGCCGAGCAGCCGCTATCTGGGCGGGAACTGGACGACCAGCGGCAACCTCACCGTCAGCGGGACGGGTGACAGCAGCGTGGCGGGAAAAATTGGCGTCGGAACGACAAGCCCTGCCGCCAAGTTGGACGTTACGATTGCCCAGTCAAAGACCGACACCACGCAGAACGTCAGCACATATCTGGCAAAATCGAACGACGCTTCCAATTATTCTGCGCTCCAAGTCTATTCAAAGGGCGCGGCGTCGGCAGCATTGAGGCTCTGGACCTTGCAGACGATTGAGCAGGGCGTCGCTAATGACGGGCTTTTAGCTTTTCAAGCGAACGGAGGAACCGTCCTCATTGGTAAAGAGACAAACTCCAGCAACGGCATACTGCAACTTGCCAGCAGCACTTCCAGCGGAGGAGGCATAGGATTTGGTACGGATTTCAGTCTCTACCGTTACGACATTTATTCTCTGGCTCTCGTCGGAAGCTCGGGCGCTGGCTTGCTTCGCTTTGGTTCCGGTGGGGTAATTTACGGGCAAGTAGGAACAAGTGGGACGTCAACGGTCCTTCAATCTGCTGCTGGGTCAGTTTTGATACAATCCGCTGGCACCACCGCTCTGACGCTCGACAGCAGCCAGAACGCGACGTTTGCGGGGAGCATCACCACCTTCTCCGCTGCCAATAACCTTCTGGACATCAAGCGCAGCATAAACACGAACGATGCTACTATTCGATTTTCAACGGGTGGAACGTCCAACTGGATTATGGGCGTTCGCGGAACCAGCGATAGCAACTTTCAGTTGTACAATTACAACACGGCTGCTCTTGCGCTGACCATTGATACAAGCAGCAACGCGACGTTTGCGGGGAGCATCACCGCTGGGAGTTCCACTTCCATTCAGCATGAGCTTCGCACCGCTACGTCCAATGCCAGCCGGTTGATTTCCGCGTTCGATACGAATCGTTGGTACATCAATTCGACTTACAGCGGAACCGGTACGGCTTACAAACTGGAGTTGCTTACTGGCAACTTGGTGGCGCTATCTCTTGATACCAGCCAGAACGCGACGGTAGCAAAGAATCTTACGGTAAACGGCAACGGTGATGATAATTTCGCGGCCTACTTCAAGGGCGCTAGCGGAATGATTACCATCAAACCGTATCGGAGCGCCGCACTTGGAACGTACATCAACTCTTCCAATTTGGCGCAATCGGCTGGGATTCCGCTGACCATTGAATCGACCACGATGATGTTCCTCGGGTCCAACTATGGTTTTGGAACCACCGATCAGTTTGGTTCTGGTGCTGGTGTCATTGCCATTGCCAACGCAACGACTGCTCCAAGCGCGAATCCTACTGGTGGCGGCGTTCTGTACGTTGAAAGCGGTGCGCTCAAGTACCGTGGTTCCAGCGGCACCGTCACTACAATCGCCAACGCCTAATCATTCACCATGCAAACACCGATCACTCCCGTGGCTGTCTATCCTTCGACGGCCAACACGCTCTACATCCGTTCCATTGCCCTCGGCACTCCTCCCCAGTACTTCTACGAGCTTCAGAACGTCGTGGTGGTTCCTCCCGTCGCCGAG